CCGGGAAGGCCAGCGCAACAACTACGTGCTGACCGTGTCCGCAACCCCCTTCTCTGAGCTCAGCAACATCTCGCACAACGGCCAGAACAAGCGTGTTGTGTTTCTGGAGCCCGCCGAGGGTTACAAGGGCCCCAAGCACTTTCGGGATTCCGGGGCCATCATTCAGTTTGACCCCAAGCAATCGTGCGAAGAAGTTGTGGCTCAGGCCATTGAAGAAGCACCCATCACCGAAGCCCCCAAATACGCCATAGTGCGCGTGCGTGACTACAAAGGCAATGACAACATGACTGCGTGCATTCGCGTGGCCGCCGAACACGGCTGGGCCCATCGCGTGTATGACTCCGAAACGAAATACCATCAGGCCAACAGCATGCAGTCCATGGATGAACTGGCCGTCGCCCCCCAGTGCAACACCATCATCTTCATTCGTGGCATGTGCCGCATGGGCAAGCGCGTGCCCAAAGACCACATCTCGTTCGTTATTGAAACCTCCAAGGATTCGGACACGGACACGGTGCTGCAAGCGCTTTTGGGCCGCATGTTCGGATACCACAACAACATGAACATCCGCGTTTATGTCAGCAACAAGGTTGATTTGGCCGAGATTGATGACTACGTGCGCATGATGGAAAACCCGTTGCAGTCCATGCCTCGTCGTGGCAAGAATTTGGTAGCTGGACCCAAATATTGCGTCAATGGATGGCACTACAATGTGCCGATCATTGTTCGCGCCGCCGGCGCCGATGCCAATGACGACCACGATGACCCGAACGCCGACGAATATGAAACAGACCTCGCCATTTCCGCAATTCAGTCCGCCTTCGCGTCAGGTGCCATTGAGAATCCCAACTGCCCCGAGCAAACCGCCGAAATCCGTGAACAAATCATGCGGCTCACTGCTGAACCCGAACGCATGAACCACATGTATTTCAGGCATCGCCGCACCGGCAACTTCAACAAGACCTACACGGACATGCCTGACAAGTTGCGCGATTCCATTGCTCAGCGCATTCCACTGAACGCGGGCAGCAGCGCGGGTTGCGGGTTTCAGTCCAATGAAGAGAACGGCATGCAGGTGAATGTGTGGCGATGCAACACGACCCAATTCACCCAGTCCCACGGATTTCGCTATGGAGACCTCATTGTGCACACCCGCACACGTGTTCCAAGCTCTCAGCAACCGCTGCACGTTCGCATTCCTCGCACAACTGGCCTGGAAACATTCAGCACCCAGCAAGAGGACGGCTCAGTTGTCATTGGAAATGGCGGCTACAGCATCCCGCTGGCGGTTGAAACCTCGCACGATGCGGTCCTCATGCAGAACAACCTGTGCGACCTCATTCGCGATTCGCAAATTGAAGATTCCCTGCAGCGCCCGAAGTGTGTTACGTCCAATGCTGCGCATGCGCATGCACACGACATCGCATCGGAATGGAAAGGCATCATCGTGACTGTGGGAATCATGCGTGCACTTGAACGCGGCGGCGCAATCTACGAACACATTAAGCGCGAACACGGCATGACTCTTAAACTCACAAAAGCGCTTGGTCGCGAACTGAAGTCGCTGAAAAACATGGGCAATGCACGCTTGGCCAAAATTGAATGGTCCTAAAATCTCAAACCCAAACCAAACCAAAACACAAAAAAACATTTTTTTATGTGTTTTCTCTCATTTATAAACCCATTTTAACTCCTAAATACGCCGAGTTGGGCGAGTTGATTGCATTGAACAGCTCGTTGGTGTTGTGCACTTGAATGGGTGGCGACCGGTTCTGCTGCGCGACGACTACGTGTTCCGCATCGGCTTCCACAATTAGCGCCACGTGCCCATACTTTAGCTCCTCCGTGGGTTTTGGCGCCCAGAACAGCATGGTGCCCGGGCGCAAGTAATGCAACGCATTCCTAACATATGGGTACACGCGCGTCTGCAATGACTTACTGAATTGCGTTGATTGCGTTGGAACCAATTCATGGATGCGGTAAAACATGTCGGTGGCATCCACTACGGACGGAAACGTCAAGCCGCGCGTTTGCATGAAGTATCGGCGCACGAATTCCACGCATTCAAACGGAACACCGGTATCCGTTTTGTATGTTTTTTCGCCATTCTGATTGTGGTCGGATTTCATGTATATGTGGACCGGTGCAGACATTTTTTGAAACAACAATGCCAATAATAATAATAATAACAATAATAATAATAATAATAATTATATATAATACATTCACATATTATACATAAAAGCAATTGATCACACATAAAACACCGCATGATGTTTAGTTGGTCAAAATCAAAACCGTCAAACCAAGAGATTCGGGTGGGACGAACATGGGGGGAACCGGATGACCCGTTCATGAGTTGGATGGTTGCAAGTAACATCAATGACGCATATTACCCATGTAATGCTTTTGTGCAAACAGATGATTCATATTGGGGCATATGGCCAAAACCAATTGGATATGCGGTGACATTGCCCAGCTGGATGTCCATTAATGATATTCGCGACGATAAGGTATCATTTAAGCCGTTGCCAATAACACATGAACGATTGCAAGAGTACACTAGTCGCAACGGCAAACGCGCAACCAGTGATGAACTGCAAAAGATAATGGATGACATGCGCATGCAAAACAAACGAATAAACGCCACCACCCATGAAATTGAAGTTAACCTTGAAGTTGGGTTGAACCCGGCTGGCGTTAGACGATTTTTTGAGGAAAACATTTTTTCAGAACCTCCCGCCATAAATTTGACACCGGCTCTATTGAAACCCTACACGCTTCAATACAGGATGATTGCCGCGAACATTGCTCGTGCGAATCAACAAAAGACCCCTAAAAAGGAGCAAGTGGTCCCGTATCCCGTTTTTACTGGAAAATGGCACGGCAACACTTGTGCCGGACCCGTGTTTGATAACATGATGATTCCACGCGAACGCGGAAGTTATCCGCCAACATTTGACACGACCGAAGAACGCAATGCGTTTTTTCTTCAAATTTGCAAATTGTTGATAGACGGCATTCAAAAAGATGATGGCGATGCAAAACTGTGCGAAAATCATGGAAATTTCGGGGAATGCTTGGTCGGGTTGTTTGACCCCGTCAGCACTTTCGCGTGCAGGTGGTTTCAAAACAACCATTTTTTAAAAAATCGCGTGATCATATTGTTGTTTCACAAAATGGTTGAAATACATGACAATTTGACAAGCAATGAAACATTGGACATGGATGCATCTAGGAAATTTTTGGAACATGCATTTGTTAAAGGAGCAAGCAGCAATCCTGTGCCTGAATTTGAAAAAAAGTTTCATAGAACGTTTGATGTGAAAACATCTCGTGTTGCTGACCGTGCGGAACAAATCAGAATCGCAATAAATCATCTATTGGAAAAATACATGGACGCAGCAATGCACATCATTGCAAAAAATCCGTTGGGAAATGATCCGAACCCGTTGAACACGGAGCTATACAGCGCTGAATACCCCATCCCGGATGGAAAAACCATGGCGCATTTTTTGGCCGAGAGACATCCGCAGTTATTGCAACAACTGATGGAGGATAAGCAATATTTTAATAATCCAACCAATCCCATTGCGTATTTAATCACCTATGCAACCGGCAAATCCCCGAAAGGCATTGCAATTAAGAAGAGACCTGATATGCGTGGCACGAGCCCCGCGGCGTTCCAGCATCAAATAAAGGAGCTTCGCGTTTTCAATTATTTCAATTCGCTTCCCGATTCACAACAACCGCCACTCTACGTGGACAGAACGGTTTTTGAAAAACACAATGCTCCAGCCATGACCAGGTTTGAGAGATTTTCTAGTAGTTTAAAATCCATGACTGGGCGAGGTGGGAAACGGCATAATGGGTGTCATACTAGAACTAGGCGAAACAGACGCAGATACACCAAACGGCATGTCTCATGAAAAACAGCACCACGTGCCGGCGCACGAATTCCACGCATTCAAACGGAATGCCGGCATCCGTTTTGTACGTCCTTTCTCCTTGAGCCGATTTCACATGCACAACTACTGTGAAGTGTGAATTCATTCATTTATTTATTTATTTATTTATTTATTTTATATGATTCATATATAAAATAAAAGAATAGCATGAGTGGCGCTGGGTTGACTCCAGAAGCAGCAGCATTTGCCGCCAAATACCGCGCCCAAATCCCCCCCCATAATGATTCAGCGGCGGAACCTTATGTTCCAGAACGATTAAGTCAAGCAGGACAATTATACCGCGACCATCTCAGACGAATGACGTCTGAACATGACTATGCAACTACAGTGAGTGAATTAAGGAAGGACTGTGAAAGGTGTGATATGGAGATAGCTGAAAAATTAAGTAAATGTAAAGATTCTGGTTGCAGTGTGATGGGCGGCAAGAGGCGATCCAATATGCGTTCTAAGAAAAACAGGCGCAGGCGCACCACTTCCCGCCGGCGATCAAGGGCAAGACGGTGAGTTTGACCAGCTTGAAGCTGCCGTCCAGCATCACTAGCGCGGCATCCTCCTCCGGTCCATCCAGCGTCAAAATCAGAATGCACTTTAGCACAAAGTGCAGAAACGTGATGACTGTGTTGCTGTTCAGCGTGACAGAATTAGTATTAGTTGCGTCGGCCGAAAACAGCGTAATGCAGTCGTGAATCAGCGTCAAAAAATGCGGGGCGTCGCTCATGTCAATTTTACCGTCGGCCATAATGTTGGCAAATGCGGTTTGCATGACGGACCCGATGGTGCGGCGGCTGGTGTCTTGGCACGCGTATGAATTCAGCTGTTGCAGCTCGTGTGGCGTCAGCTTGGACTGCAACTCGTCATGCACTTTTCTAATTTCGTCGCCGATCAGCGTCGGGTTGTCCAGAATGGTTTTCAGTTTCGTGCGCAGGGCGGGCACATTTAAGATCATGTTGAATATCACATCTTGCACCATGCTGACTAATGGAGTTTGTGCAGTTGCGATTGCAGCAACAGGGGTAGGGGTCTTTGCAGCGGCAGGCGTCACATCAGCTATCATGGGTGACGGCGATGCAGCGGCTTCCGGGGTTTCCTTGCGCGGAATGGAAATGCCTATCACGGCATTGGCTGTTAAATGGTTGGTTGGAAGCTTGTTTGCGGCATGACGAATCATGACTGTACCGCTTGGACTTATGACACGTTCGGATTGTATTGGAACAAAGTGCTGTTGTTGTTGCTGCTGCGGTTGTTGCTGCTGTTGTTGCTGCTGTTGTTGCAATTGTTGTATTTGTTGTTGCAACTGCTGTTGCAGTTGTTGTGGCGATTGTTGTTCCATGGTTCGGTGATGGCTTAATACATTTACATCCACACAATTATTTAAATGCAAATTTAAATAATGTAATAGTTTAACATTGAAAATGAAAAAAACCAAAAAACATGGCAAACCCCCGTGTGACCTTTCATGGAATGCATCCACCAATGACATAGTTGCAACAATTGATGCGTCTGCAATTAGACACAACATAGATTATTTGCGGAAGGTGTCAAAAACTGACGTTATGCCGGTACTAAAGGCTAATGCATATGGACACGGCGCAATCACCGTTTCAAAAATATTGCGAGATCACAACGTAAAAATGATTGGCATGGCAACGCTCGGCGAAGCATTAATGCTGCGCAAATGCGGGGATAAAGGCCGCATTGTGGCCTGGTTGTATGATGTGCATGGTTCAGAATTAGAAAAAGCGATTTCCCAAAACATTGATATTTGCGTCATTGATTCAACGCATGTTCCGATTATTTGTAAATTGGCGTCAACACATGGACGTGCCGTTCGCATTCACCTGTTTGTGGACACGGGAATTAATCGCGCTGGAATACCATATGATGAATCAGTCCGTGTGGCGACGGAGTTGTCAACCAAACCGCACATTGATTTAGTTGGCCTGATGAGCCACTTGATTCAATCTGAGTTCATCAACGATGCAACAACCCACAAACAACTGAAAATGTTCAGAGAACTTAGAGAGACGCTTTTGCGCAAACACGGCATAGATTTTGAACACGTGCACATTGCAAATTCGGGCGGTTGTTTACATTATGACGTGTCGGATTTTACACTGGCTCGTTCCGGATTGTCCGTGTTTGGCATTGATCCGACTGGAACCCCCAATAAAAATCTGCGCCCGGTAATGACGCTGGAATCTCGCATCATACAAATAAAACACATTTCAAAAGGGGATCACGTGGGATATGATAAAAAATATTTGGCAAAAAAAAACATGTTGATTTGCATTGCACCCATCGGTTATGCCGATGGTCTGCCCAGATCGTCTTCCGGAAAACTGCACGTCATCATCAATGGAACCAGGCGAAAAGTTTTGGGCAATTTAAGCATGGATCAAATTGTAATAGAAGCACACCCAAATGATGCAGTTGGAAACACCGTGCTGCTGTTTGGGGGGGCGGCAATTCAAACAATTTATGATGTTGCCGATGCGTCAAATACGATTCCATACGAAATAATGACGAGAGTCAATTCGTCCATGCGTGTTGCAATAAAATACATAAATGTGTGAGGCGTGTAAATTCGGCATTGTCGGTAATGCATTTTATGTATGTGTGATTTTTATGATTTAAATTCATGTATAAAATCATAATAAAACTTATTATATAGTTCACCCATACTGCTTTGTGTTTATGGCGAGCATTCCTTTAGATCATCCCTTTTCTGGCGCCAACTCGGAGGCGCCCAAGAGCGACCCACTGAGGCTGGTCATCGAATGCAAAGAGTACGAAGTTCCAGAGTCCTGGGCCAAGACGCACCCCGGCGGCAGCGTGATTTACCAGTTCCACGACCGCGACGCCTCCGACGTGTTTCACTCGTTCCACCCCAGCTCCACCATGCAGAGATTGAGCAAGTGGAAGTCCGTGCCCAAGAAATCGCTGGTGGTCCCCGCGGAGACAGTGGCTTTCCGTGAGCTGCGCGACTGGGCCGAGAACGAGGGCCACTTTAAGGCGTCTTCTCTTTATTACATTTTACAGTTATTGCAAATTGTTGGCATTTTTGCCGCGGGATTTGCATTTTCCATTCAATACCCTGGTGACGTCTGCGCCCAAATGCTCTCTGGACTGCTGATCAGTGTTGCAATGTCCCAGTCGGGTTGGTTCTCGCACGACATTTTGCACCACCAGGTCACGCGCAGCCGCAAACTCAACTCTTTGCTCGGGTGCATCACCGGCGGCCTGTTTCAAGGATTCTCCGTGCAGTGGTGGAAGGACAAGCACAACACGCATCACGCTTCCACAAACGTTCACGGCCACGACCCCGACATTGACACGTTGCCCGTTATCGCATGGAACAAATTAGACCTTCCCAAAGTCGCTGTTTTTGGGCCCTTGACAAAGCAGTGGATTGCACACCAGGACAAACTACTCGTAATTGCCATGGCCTTTGCGCAGATCTCATGGCGCATGCAGTCGCTGCTAGAACTGTCGCGCCTGCGACACAATCAGACCATGGAAAAGCTTTTTATGTGCGCCCATTACCTGGTTTACGGTTGGCTGTTGCACACTGTCACCGTCAGCTGGCATCATCCCCTCGTTCTGTTTGCATCCATTGAAGTGTTTGGAGGATGGGGCAAGGCGGCGCCTTTTGTTCTCGGACACTCCGGAATGGCCGTTCACCCGGCCGGCCACGACGTGTCGCACATCCGGCTGCAGGTGGAAACTTCCCGCGATGTCGTCGGCAGCAATGTCGTTTCTCAGTTTTTGGTGAATTGGTTCATGGGCGGATTGAACTTTCAGATTGAGCACCACATGTTCCCGCACATGCCCCGCCACAACTTGCACAAAATTGCCGGACGCACGCGCGAAATTTGCCGACAGCACAACATCCAGTTCACCGAGACCACCTTTATCGACGGCTATCGCATGGTGTTTCAGAGCCTGCGCGAGTTGGCCGACGAAGTCAAGCGAGATCATCTCAAGCACGACTAACGACACTTTTTTCCGCGCGTGCCGCCGTGCTTTTTTTTCATGTTTATATGTTTATATAGCACAACTGCGCACTTATGGCAAACCTTCCTTTAGGCAAGTATCGCAAAAATGTGCCGTTTGATGAACGCAAATTGAAGGCTTCACTCATTTTGAAGCAGCACCCGGAGCGCATTCCCGTGGTGGTGGAATGCAGCGAGACCCTGCAGGCGATTCATCCGCTAAAAAAGAACAAGTTCATCGTGCCTCAGGACTTAACCCTGGCGCAGTTCATGTTTGTCATCCGAAAGCACATGAAGCTGAACCCGGAATACGCAATTTTTGTTTTTATAAACAATCGCCTACATCCAAGCACAACGCCAGTTGGCATCATTTACGCTCAAGAAAAGGACGAGGACGGGTTCATGTATTTGGACGTGTTTCAGGAATCCACGTTCGGGTCAACTGCAAATGTAAATTGCAAATGCATTTAAAGCCATGGCGGCATGATGAATCAACCGCCCCAATAACATCATGGCCTCCTTCTCCTCTTCCTCCTCGTATTACCCCGTTTCCATGCGCGATTCGCGTCTGGCCGAATTTGATTTTGACGACAATGTGCGCGACGGCATTGACGCGGTCATAAAAACAACACAACAACGCGAGTCGTGCGCATGGACGTATTTGCGTGACAATCCGCCATCCGTATCCACGGGATACATGTTCTCGGACAATCCCATGTTCTCTGTCATAAACGACAACATGCAGGTGGGGCATTCGGGCTCATCGTATGCATGGACCATGCGCAACCTGCAGTACATTGCAACTCACGGGCTTGATGCATACATTGCCGCATGCCCATCCAAACCCCGCGCTAAAACTGTGTAAATTGTGAATGAAATGAAAATTCACAATGCAAAAAATATAATCTATGGGCATTGCATAACGCAAAAACATGGCAACCCGAAAACGATCCCCCTCTTCAAGCACAAAAAAAACATACACTGGGTTGCGCAAATACTGGAACCGCGTGCACAATCGAATTAAGCACACCAAGTGTGTCATGCAGACCACCAAAAAATACCTTTCGCGCCCCAGTCCGCCGTATCCCGCCAACAAATGCTGCGGTAAGACGATGACCGGCAATGATGGTGCCAAATACATTGCTGAGCAGAATGTGTCGGGCATGTGCGCCTGGAAAAAGGTTTGAACCAACATCCTGAACCATCCCACGCGTGCAACATGTCTATAATTGGATTTGAATGCAAATCAAATTATATTAAAATATGATATATATATAAATTTAAATTCAGCTCAAAATTCAGCATGTCTATCGCAACGTTAAAGCGCAAAACCATGAAGGGAGGCAATCCGCGACTGGATCCAACATCTGGAATCGGTGCCAAGGGGTTTTCCCTGAATGGCGGTTATCGCAACATCGGTGCCGTGGGCCAGTTCCGAATGGTCTCCAATGTCACGCGCACGCCGTTCCGAGGCACGCAGCCCATGGGGCATGGCGGGTTTGCCGGTGAGTATTACGACAAGCCATCCAATTCTGGCAGCTGCTGCACCAACGACGACGCCATCATTAAGCACTCGTCCCTGAACACGGCCGGATTGCTGGATGAGAAGTACAAGTGGACCAAGAGCCAGTATCCCCGCTACTGGGTTAAGGACGATGACAACGCGAACCGCATCACCAAAACGCAGGGCCAGCTCACGGGAGCCAAGACCTGGGCGGCGGGCGCGTGCAATTTTGAGAAGGCGGCCAATGACGACCCAGACAATGTTTGGAAATGCAATAACAAATGCGTGTATTGGATCGGCGGCAAGAAGAAGTTCTTGTATTACCCGTATGCCAAGTGGCTGAACACCACCAAGGTGCAGTCACAGGGCGCTTACATCACGGCAGGTGGCGTGGCTCGTCTGAACCGGTTGCCCACTCCGGCGTGCATGCAGCACTACCCCATGATGCTCACTGCCAACGGGTGCGATTCAAACGCCGTCACGTGGCAACAGGCGCAGGCCCAAGGCCTGTTGCCCGCGGATTACATGACGTGCAACCCCATTGATGGCGCAAGCTCTGCATGCAATCCAAATGCGATAGCCCAATGAAATAAAATCATGTAAATGTATCAACCATAAATATTTACACGATTCCCATAAATCAACAAGTCAATCAAAC